ATGAGCCCGGTGGAGATCGCCATGCTTCGGCAGGCGCTCCCTGCGGACGAGGTGGCGGCGCGGTCGCTGCAGGTGATTCAGTTTGGAGAGGCGTGCGCACGTCTGGATGGCATTCGGCGGCGCATCGTTCTGGCCCTGCTCAAGGTCCTCACTGAGGACAATCTGTCGCCCGCCGAAGCCCTCGAACTGATCGCGGAGGTTTCCCACCTCCTCGACGCTGACTGATTGAATCGACAACAACGCCCCCGATGCGGGTGAAGCATCGGGGGTTTGCCCTGGCGCCAGATCGGGAAAACTACTTGTCGATGCACGCGCTCAACGCCGCGTTCAGCTCTGCTTCCCGCGCGATGTCACCGATCGAGTAAGAGTGGGACGTTTGAAAAGGCGCGATTGCAGCATGCTGCACCGATCCACAGTACCAAGAAGCCATGGAATTTGCCCTTCCGGCTACCTGACCACCGACGCTAAGATCGTCCGGTGAGTTCTGAAGCGACATTCGCCACCGCCCGCGCCCTTCATGAGGCGGGCGAATGGGAGGCGGCATTTGATGAACTGACCAAAGCCAACGCAAAATTGCGGGCTGGTCGCGACGTCCGGACTGCGGCGATGGCTTCCACTAACGCACACCATGCAGCGCGAGCGAACTACAGCGCTCCATTCTTGTCTGGAGCGCACTCTGAAGGGTCGGCGCTCAGACCAATTTTCATCGTCGGAATGCCGCGGTGCGGGTCAACGCTGACCGAACAAATTCTGGACTGTCATCCGTCAGTTCAAGCACTGAGCGAGACCGCCGCGTTCTTATGGGCCGAGCGATCAACTTCGTTCTTACAGATTCAGGTCAAGGGGAGTTCAGCCGTCGTAGAACACTACCTTCGCGGCTTGGTCGACGAAGGGTGGGACGGCGAGACGCGTTGGGTCGACAAATTTCTCGCCAACTACATGAGGATTGGACTCATCCACCTGTGCTTTCGAAACGCAGCTATTATTCACGTTGTTCGAGACCCGCTAGATACATGTTTTTCTGAGTACCGTTCTATATTTAACGTTGGCCACGATTACATGTACGACCTCGGCGACATCGGCCGGGAGTACGTGCGCTACCGCAAGCTCATGGAGCACTGGCATTCCGTGCTCCCCGGCCGGATCATCGACGTCCGTTTCGAGGACCTCGTCACCGATCCGCAGACCGAAATCCCCAAACTGATCGCCGCCTGTGGCCTGCCCTGGGATCCGGCCTGCCTGCGTCCCGATCTCAATCCGCGTGACGGCAAGACCGCCAGCAAGGAACAGATCAAGCAACCCATCAACACCCAGGGCATCGGCGCCTGGAAGCCCTATGAGAAACACCTCGGGCCCCTCATCGACGCCCTCGGCCCTTACATCGACCTGCCGCCCCGCCCCTAGTCCAGGGCCACGGTCAGATTGCCCGCCTGCACCTGGTAGCTGTCGCCGCCGGCGATCACCTTGGCCGCCGTGGCCGCGCCCTGCCAGAGGCAGTTGCCGCCGCTGGCCGCGTCCCACACCGACAAGTGCGAGATCGTCCCGAAATCCGATCCGGTGTTGGAGAAGGTCGGCGCATTGCTGTTCGCCGCGCTGCCCCCGCTCGCCGCCACGAAGGTGATCGCCTGGCGCCCATAGCCGGTGCCGGAGGCGCTGACCTCGTTGCTGGCGCCGGTCTCGCCCGGCGCGCCCGTATGGAGGGCCAGGTAGCGCGCGCCGGGCCGGGTCGGCGAAGCGCCGCCGCACAGCCAGTCGAGCAGGGCGTTTTCCGCCCAATCCGCGAGATTGTTCGCCATCGTAGTCCTCAAAGCGTTGGAGAGGTTCGCCTAGTCGCCAGCCTTGTCCCAGGGGACCCGGGCAAGGCGGCAGAAGAGCGCCGCTTCCGCGATACCGGCGATCAAGCAGACGGTGGCCGGACCTAGGGCGCCCAAGCCTCTTTGGAGATTGCCGAGCAGCGCAATCAATATGGGCGGCGCCCAGAACAACAGAATTCCGAAAGAACAAACCATGGCGACCGATCGCACCGTGTAAGGGCGCGATCTGCGCAGCAACACAACGCAGACGCCCAAGCCTGCTGCGAACAGCAAATAGCTGACCAATAGAATGACCGGCGCGTAGGTCCCGACCAGGAGGTTGAACCGACGGATATCAAGCACGCCAGCGGCGCTGAAATAGGTCGGATCGCGCGAGAGTTCGTAGAGAACCGCCACAAGCGGCAGGATCAAAGGTGCGACGAGAACGCCCAGCCACACGCGCGCAGCCGTGATGCCTCGATCCGCCTGCTCAGCCCCTTTAAGCTCCGACGCCGCCCGGCGGCTGACACGAAGCAAAAGATCATCGCCCATTCGTATGCCCGTCAGCGTCCCTACCTAGGGTTCCGGTCGTTTCACTCTACTCGCGATGCGCGCCTGAGGCGAGGTCTGAGGCAAGTCGCCGACCCATCGGCGCACAACAAAGCCGCCTCGCCCGTCCAACACACTTTCGCCAGGTCGGAAGCCCCAGTCGTTGCGAATTACGCCCCCCGCACCTCGCTCTGGACTCGGCGTCGCCGCGGAAACGGTCCCAGGCAGCGTGCGCCCCCTATCGTCGAGTGACGGTGAGTACAGACCTACGTGTCGACCGTTTGAGATGACGTCCCCAGGCCGCAGATCCGAAGCATCGATAACGATATAGCCTTGGATGAAGACGTTCGGATTTCCCCAATCTTCCGCGCGCGGCCGGGTGTTGTTTTCCAAAAATGGGGCGGCCCCGGCGGCTGCCAGCGCATCGGATACGAGGATATCGCACTTCGGTGCGCCCAGGCCGCGCAACCCGACTGTGCCGGCAAGGTCGCCACGAATATTCCCGCCTACCTGCGGGTTGGTCGAGCCAACCTGATACTCGGGGTTGCCTGTCTGCGCCCGGGCAAAACGTTCGGCGCCGAATCCCACGAGAGGCTCGTCACCGCTGCGCGGCGTGAAACCGGTCGAGGCGCCCCCGACGCCGCGCGCCTTCTCGCCTTCACCAGCGGCTGGCGTCGTTGGCTCGAACGCATTGCCGAACGCGGATCCCCTGGCGTCACTCTCACTGCCCAGCAGTCCGCCCGGCCGACGAGTCCCCGGTACGCCGCCGGCGCGCACCAACCCCTCACGCTCGCGACGGAAGATGCGCCCCGAGGGATCGACCACGAAACCACCGATCGCCACGCGGTCTTGGTCCTTCGCGCTAACGATTTCGATCGGGTTGCTGATGGATCCGGCTGGCCCTTTCCTTTCCCATTCGCGCAGGGCGGCGGCCCCGTCCCGCGCGGATGTCCAGCCACCGTCCGCGGCGAAAAGGGGAAGTACAAATCGCCGTTCCGATTCACCGGGCATCGCTCACCTCGCTCAAAAATACTCGCCCGCCACCCGGTCCCTCGCCACGCCCGGCGCCGTCATCAGCATCAGGTTGGCTTCGGCCGCGCGTCGCAGGGTGAGCGGGGTCGGCGCCGGCCGTCCGGGCCAGGCATTGGCCAGTTTCACCGCCAGCATCGCCGAGAGCCCGTCGTGATAGGCCGCGTTGACCGGCGCCGGCCCGTCGATGCCGAGCAGATCCGCCCGCACCCAGCCATTGATGTCCGCTCGGTAGAGCCAGAGCCCGGCCGAAAGCCCCACCACCGAAACCCGGGCCCCGTCTTTCGGCGCCCGCGTCCCGCCCCTCCCGTCGCTGACCCGGTTTGGCAGGGTCACGCTGACGGTGAAGTCTTCCTGCACCCGCACGCGCTCGTCCTCGCCGGCCTCGTAGTCGGCGGTGACATCCACGTCAGTCCACGGCCCCCGCGCCTCGGCGATGACCGCGATCATGGTCTGCAGCCGGTAGAGCGCCACCTCCACGTCATCGACGGTCAGGCCGTCTCCCGGGGCCAGGACGTCCAGCTCGCGCAGGGCGTCGGCGATGATGTCGCGGCACGTCCCCGCCATCACCCGCCCCTAGTCTTCGACGGTGTAGAGCAGGCACAGCGTCACGCTGCCGGCCGCGCCGGTGGCGGCGTTGGCCTGGGCGACGCCGGTGATCAGGGTCTTGGTCGTGAACTTCGCGTCGAGGCCCGTGGCGATCTGCGCCAGGGCCGCCGCGCCGGTCTGGCCGACGTTCGAGGCCGCGAAGAAGCGGTCCGCGTCACCGGCGTCGCCGATGTTCAGCGTCAGGGCCGGGCTGCCATTGATGTCCATGTCGGTGGCGGACAGGTAGCCGCCCACCACCCGCGCATTGGCCGGCAGGTAGAAAAAGTTCAGCGTGTCGGTCGTCGCCGGCGCGGCCGCGCAGGTCACGGTGGCCCTCGCCGTCTGCACCGAGCCGCGTTCGCCATGCGCCGCGATGGGCGCCAGGTTGATGATGTCGGGGGAATTGTAGGTCGCCATTCAGGTCTCCAAACGCGAACGGCGCCCCATCGGGAGCGCCGTCGCCAGTTCAATGGTGAGAAGAAAAAGCCGCCGCGCCTTAGGAGTCGGCGCCGGCCGCGAAGAAGCACGTCACCAGGCCGTTCTGCTTGCCGTTGTAGGCGATCTTCTTGACGCCGATCAGCTCCTCGATGGCCACGCCGGGGCGGAAACCATAGTCCTTGGAGGCGTCGGTGCGCGGCGTCGGCTCCTGGCCCCAGGCCACGCCCACGGCGCCGGCCCCAGCCAGAAACACCGGCCGCAGGTCCGCGCTCGAGGCGCCGATGCCGTCAAAGCCGGATTGCGCGGCGTAGTCGTCGATCTCCGGCACTTCGCGGTGGATCACGCCGTCATAGATCAGGTCGCCGTCCTGGAAGATCGGGTTGTCATTCATCGCCCCGCCTTCGCGCGCCCGCGCCTGGCTGTTGGCGCTCACCATGGTCGGGTCGGCCTTCAGGTCGCGGAAGGTGCGGGCCCCGTGGAAGGCCACGAAGTATTCGCGTCCGTCGCCGGTACGGAACGGCCGGATGTGCGGATCCGCGCCCTTGGCCAGCCGCTTGGCCAGGCTGAGCGCCGCCACCGTCGCCCTGTCATTGGTCGCGTCGCAGGTCGCCGCGGCCGTGGCGAACACGGAGCTGAAGTTCGACCGCGCATTGCCGAACAGCACCCGGTCGGAATTGGCCGCCAGCCAGGTGTTCTTGTTGGCCGGGCTGGCGCTCTCGAAGCTCACCGTCGTGTCGCCGCCCGTCGCCACCGCGGCGAAGGCCCGGATGATGTCGTCGCGCAGCTTTTCGCTCTCCCACACCTGAAGCGCGTCCTTGGCCGCGTTCAGCAGGTTCAGCTCGGAGCGGAAGCTCGTCGATTTGGGCACCCGCACGCCGTTGCGCCGCCAGTCGACCGTGATCGCGCAGTTGTGGTTGGTCAGTTCCTCTTCGGCGCCGTCGAGCAGCTGGGCGCCAGCCACGCCGGCGCCCTTGAGCCGGCCGATGAAGGGGATGTTGATGATCTTGCCGGCCTCTTCCTGCAGCTCGTAGCGCGCCAGGATGATGCCGCCCTTGTTCAGGTCGGCGTTCGACATGTACGGCATGAACCGCGAGGCCCGTACATATTCGGCGAAATAGGTATTGATCCAGACCTGCTTCTCCGAAGCGGTCGCCAGTTGGACTTCAGACATCGTGCGTCGTTCCTTTGAATTTGGCGTTGGGCCGCATGGCCGCGACGCCGCGCGAAAGTCTCGCGTGGTCGCGCCTTGGCGGCGGTGATGAAGGATTTGCCCGGCCAAGCCGGACCGTGGGCCAGGTCAGGGGCTCGTTCGAAAGCATTGGGCGGCGGCCCGCCCAGAGCCTGATCAGGGTTTTGTTGGATCCAACAAAACCCATCTACCCCTAGCGGCTAGGAGGCCGGTCGGGGACTTTCACCGGCTCTGGTCGGCGTTCAATCGGCGAGTCCGCCGGACAGGCGGGGTAGGCGCCGCCGATGTTGTCTCGTCGGGTCAGATTGAGCTGCTGCGGCGCCGCGGCCACCGGATCATTCGCCTCTATGAACGCCGGGTCCGCGGTCAGCGTCCCGGTGAACCGGCCCGCCTCGAGCGTGCCGGCGAGGACAAACATTTCCGAGGCGCCGGCCCCGCGTTCCAAGTAGCCAGGGAACTTCGCCTCGATGTGATCGCCATTGCGCCGCACCCTGCCCGTGCCCATTCCGAACGGTCCACTGGCGGTCTGAAGAAAGAGCTCTGTCGTCTCGCCGCTCTGAATGACGATCAGCCGATTTCCGAACGGCTCACCACCCCAGCTTGGAACGCAGGCGTCCGTATAGCTTCGAATTCCCGGCTCCTGGGCCTGGCTCTCCGCACAGGCCCCGTAGAGAGGGCTCGCCGACAGTAGGGTGGCGAGGAAGAGGTTGCCTGCGACCTTCAGCATGGCGGCATTCTAGAACATATTAGCAACGAGTGCAATCTGTGCTTGCGCCTTGCCAGGTTCATTTCGCGCCCCGAAACCCCTTCGCGGAGGCAAACCGGCTCGGCTCCACCCAGGGCCGGTTGCTGTCTCGGAAGGCCTCGTAGCCCGCTGTGACGTTCGGCACATCATCGGGGTCGTCGCCCCAGACATCGTCGGTGTGGTCGGTGTAGGCCGCCGCCATATCAATCACGACCTGCGGAATGCCCGCCGCCCTTCCGACGTAACCGTAGAGGATATTGCCGGTCGCCTCGTAGCAAGGAACCTGGCGGCGGTTGCCGGTCACGCTGCTGGTGTAGTCCTGACGCGGCCCCGGAGTCTGTTTGATATCCAGGAAGAACCGGTTTCGCGGATCTCGATGCATTAGCCGGAACGCCTCAATCCTCTCGCGCAGCGGCAAGCTCTTGAGATGGGCGACCGTCTCCTCGATCCGTTCGTTCGTGATAAAGCCCGGGACGATCTCCTCCGCTCCGTCCGGACTGACAATGTTCGGAACCTCGCGCGTCTTCCACCCGTCGGTGAGCACACCTGGCAGCGTCGTCTGACGACGGGCCCCGGACTGGGAGTCCGGTCGTCCGGTGTTTTGCGTCGTCGGGCTAGGCCCCGTCACGGTTCGGGCCCGGTTTCGCCGGAGTCCGGCCGGCTCAAGGAATCGAAGCTTGTTCTCAGGTTGCGTGGTTGCCATCGGCTCCTAGTTCCTGCCTATCGCACGAAGAGCGCGTCGAAAGCCTGTCCCGGACCGGCTGGGGTATGGGCGGCGCCACCGGCTGACGGGGCGTTCGCCAGGCTCCGAGGCGGCGGAAGCGCCGATCGCTCGGCCTCATGGTCCGGTCGGAGGTCGCCGCGGTGTTGCATGGCCTGGCTGACCAGCCAATCGAACGCGTCTCCCCGCGCGAGGATTGTATCGGCCATGCTGGGGTCCTCTCGCATTGCCCGCGCCGCCCAGGCGTGCGCCGCGTCCACCGCGGCGTCGCCATGTGTGCGCCTGGCCATGGCCTCGGCGGCATTCAGCCGGTCATTGAGATCGGTCAGGTCGACCGGGTCCGGGGCCGCGAACGCCTCGTCCAGATCCTCCGCCGTCGGATGATGAACCACGGCGAACGGGTCTCCAACGGGCGGCCCTTTCGCGTCACCGGTCGGCTCGCCGAGCGCTTCGTAGCGCATGCGCCATTCATCGCGCTCGCGTTCCGCTGACTGTCGGCGATTGCGTTCCGCCTGCAGAGCGGCCACGGGAACGCGGCTGGGCGGCGTGGCGGCCGCCGTCTCTGAGGGCTCGCCCTCGAATTCGTCTTCCATGATGTCCTCACGCCCGTTGTGGCCGGCGGCGCACATCTCGCCCGCATGGCGGCGGCCCAGGCAGCGTCAACTGCCGATCAGCGCCCGTTCACCCCGGCGGCGGGTCGATGAATTGAACTGAAGGAATGGGGGGCTGGCGAAGCGAATTCGTCCGCCTTGCCATTTGCTCAGTATCGCCGATCTCTACGCCTGAAGCAAGATAATTTTCGCTTTTCGCGAATTTATTGTCGGAAAAGGGTTCGGCTGGAGGACGGCCGGAATGTCAGGGATTGAGCGCGTTACAGCCGACCGTGTCAGCCGGGCAGTTCAACTGATCCTGCAAGTCCTTGATTCGAAGGGTTGTCAGCCGAGCCATGCAATCGGCCTGCAGGCTCGCACGGATCGTTCCGCCCCGGCTGCCAAAAGTTTCCCAACCGCACTCCGCGTCCCGGTACGCGATCCAGGCCGTCTGCGACTGCTTGAGCTGTTCGCGTGCATCGCTGTCGACCAGCCGGCGGTTGAGCTCCGCCAGAGTCCGGCCCATTTGCGCGTCGACGGGCGCCAGCGGCCCATTCTCGTAAGTCACTGGCTCATTGGCGAAGGACACCGCGCAAGCGGCGCCCAGAGTCGCGGCCGCGATAAGGCCCACGAAGACGTACCTGCGCATGTGCCCCCCTGCCCCGCCTCATTCTTCAGGTTGTGGCGGCAAGTAGTCAAATAGCTCTCGCTCCCGCTGGCGGCGCGCCGTCAGGCCCCGCGACGGACGCAGCACGCCGTTCTGGCGGTCCTTGTTCCAGTTCATGAACTCCCGGCTCGCCGCCAAGAGGTCGCCGTCGTTCAGACGGCGCACGAGCGTTGAGTTGCGGAAGTTGGCCGGGCCGATGTTGAAGGCCAGCGAAACCAGCGCGTCGAACTGTTCCTGGTTGAGGTGCATGGTCACCGCGCCGCGCACGGCGTCAACAGCGTCCTGGGCGTCGCCGGCCAGCAGAGCGTCGGCCTGTTCGCGCGTGATGCCGTTCGGATAGGTTCCGAAGGCGGCCAGCAGATGCCCCCACCCGATCGTCGGGCGCCGGGCCTCATCCGGATATTCGCGCAATCGCAAGGCTTCGTGGCGGCGGATCTCGTCCAGCCCGCGTTCGCTCACCGACATCGCCGCTGGGCTTATATAGAGGCGGTTGTCCTGCGGCACGGTCACGCCATCCGGGATCTGGTTCTGATCTTCAACGAACAATCCGGCGTTGGAGTCCGCAGCGCTGATGCTGCCACCATCGTGAACAATCACGCCACCGCCTGCCTGCCCTCGGGCCGTCGCCGTATCGTCACGCGCGCCTATCCGGCCTTGTGGTTCGAGCCCGAGCATCCCGCCTGGCTGCCTTGGACACTGCATGTCTTTAAACTCCGAAGTCATAGAACATAACCAGAACTTTATCAACCGGCCAGGGCCGCCTCCGCCGCCACGGCGTCGTCAGCGAACCCCGCCGCCAGCCCCGCCTCGCGGGCCTTGGTGAGCGCCTCGATCATTTCCGCTTCGGCCCGCGCCATGTTCAGCCGCGCCTCGGACCGGGTCTTCTCGATCTGCGCCATAGCCGCCTCCTGGCCGACCTGCAGGGCCTGGGCCGCCGCCGGGTCCTGGGGCGCCCCGGCCCCCTGCCCTTCCTTGGCCGTTTTCAGCTTGTCGAGGATCCGCCGCTTGCGCGGGATCGAGCTCATCTCGATCATCGTCTCGAAGGTCAGCTGCTGGGCCCACATCGGGTTCGAGCCGGCCAGCTTGATCAGCTCGGAGAACTGCTCCTGCGCCAGGGTCCCGGCGTCCGGCGTCGTCTCCAGGATGATGTCGACATCCATCTCGGCGATGGCGTTGCGGTAGCCCAGCACCACGGGTTCAAGGGTCGCCGCGGCCATCCCTGAGGGGGCGCCTTTCTGAGGCGGCCCCAGCACCGGCTCGTTCAGGGCCACGAACTTCGATGCGTCGGCCTCGTCCGTCACCCGCACGAACTGCGGCCCCTTCCAGAACTGCTTGGCCCTGGCCCAGCACTGCCGGTAGACGCGTAACTCCCAGTCTTCCAGCCCGCCATAAAGCAGGGCCAGCTCCACCAGCCCCGCTTGCTGCCGCGCCAGCAAGGCCCGTCCGGAAGCGTCCTCCCCGGCCCGTCCAAGAATGGCAGGGTTCGGCCCCATCCGCTCGATCTCGGCCTTGGCCTCGGAGAGCAACTGCGCCTGGCCCACAGCCATGTCCGCCGTGGAGATCTTTCGCCATCCGAACGGGATCACCCCATCGGGTCTGGCCGCCTCGGCCCGCGCCAGATCGGCGCTCACCTCCACGGCGCTGGGGTCCACCGCCTCCACCTGGCTCACCGAAATCAGGTGCAGCAGTTTCGAGCGTCGCTTGTTGATCTCATCCTGCGGTCCGCGCATGTCCCGCACCACGCCATAGCGGGCGTTTTCGCGGTCCACATAGGCGCTCTGCGCCTCGATAGGGCAGTCCGGCCGGCCCTTGGCGTCCTGGTAGGGGCTCGGCCCGCTTTCCAGCACGCCCTCACCGAAGAACACGCTGCGCGTCCAGGCGCCGCCGTCGCGATGATAGATCTCCACCACCATCAGCCGCCGGTGGCGCCGGTCGCACCACATGTTCGCCCGTGCGTTCGGCCGGTCCTGGAAGGTCAGATCCCCGTTCATGGGCCCGCCGTCGACGGCCGCGTTCAGTTCGCCGCGCCGTCCCGGATAGAGCGCCGCCACATCATCGGCATACATCCACTTGGCCACGCCCAGATACCGCGCGTCCTTGAAATCCCGCCGCCGCGCCCGCGGATCGGCGAATAGCTCCTCCCAGCGCACCTGGGTGATCTCAACCTGGCCGTCGCCATCCACGCCCACCAGGGCCGCGCCCGTCCCGGGCACCAGCATGTCGGTGAAGCAGTCCTGCTTGATCCGGTGAAACCGGTTGTGATCGGCGATGTAGCGCAACACATCCGTCGCCACCTCGGCGGCGTTGTCGTCCTTCGGCGTGCGCGGGAAAGCCCGCGGTTCGGCCTTGCCCCGCTCGGAGACGCCGACAATGCCGTTCACCGCCGGCTTGATGCGGTTGATCACGATGTCCGGCTGCCGCCGGGCCCGCAGGGCCTCACGTTCGGCGTCCGTCCACTGCTTGCCGTCATAGTAGTCGAGGTCCATCAGCGCTTCGGTCCGCGCCTCGCGGGTCAGATCCCGCGCCTCTTCGAACATGCGCTTCAGCCGCGCCAGGTCAGGCGCGGTGTCGGCGGTGGCGGTCTTCGCCATCGGCCTCTCCTCGAAATGTCTGTGATGCGCGCCTCGCGGGCGCGACCAGGGACCGCGAAGCGGGCGGGCCTCTTATTGCGGCGGGGATACTCCAGGGCAGGGCCCGGGCGTCTCCGCGGCCTCCATCAGGGGCATGATCAGGTGCTCGGCGCCCCGGCTGCGGCCGGCCAGCGTCAGATCGCCCTCCAAGGCCTCGCGCGCGCCGGTGAATCGCCCGTTGAACGCCCAGGTCCGCCCCTGATTGTCCCGCATGCGCAGACGCAAGGAGTCGCCCTTGATCGCGCCATAGAAGGCTGGTTCCGCGGTGCTGACGCCGTTGGCGAACAGGAACGCCACGGCCAGCCGGCGCGGAAACCTGTCATCTCGGATGATCGCCCGCGCCGGCCAGATCACGACGACCCTGTATCCGCGAAGCTCGCTCGGCCTGCCGGTGATGTCCGAGTAGGTCACCGCGCAGACGTTCGAGAACACCGAAACGGCGCCGTCCATGCTGCTCTGTTCCATCGGCACATGAATGATGGTTTCCGCCCGCCCGGCGCCGGCGAAGGCCAGCATCGCGACGGCCGCTAATCCAATCCAAGATCGCCTCACGTTGCGCCCTCCGGTTGTTCGCTCGCGAAGCTAACACGCGCGCTGGAGAACACAACCGGAACTTCTCGGCCTAGCGGGGCGGGCGATCCTCGACGAATTCAGCGATGTGGTCGGGGCTGAGCAGGGTCTGGACCGGATTTCGCCGCCGCAGGTCGCCATAGGCCCGGCGTTGCCCGTCCGTCCCGAAGCGATAGACCGTCTGACCACCATAAACTTGGTCCTTCAGGCCGTTGCCCTCACCGTGGTTGGGCTCGTGGTTGATGCCGTCGCGCGTCATCTCCTCGTCCATGAACAGGTCATGGCTCTTGTTGACGAACAGCTCGCGGCTGCCTCTGGGCACGGCCATGAACACGTCCGGCCCCGGGTTCCAGTCCTTGGTGTTTTCGCGCCCATAGGTCCGCAGTTCCTTCAGCGACATGGCGTTCGCCACCCAGCCTTCGTCAGCCTTGCCCCGCAGCGCCGTGACGTTGTTCTTCAGGTATCCTGACAGTTGGCGCAGTTGGTCGGCGGTCGGAGCCGTAATGCCGAAGATGCGGGCGAAGCGGCGCAGCACTTCGCGGTCGGCCTCGGTTTGAGGCTCGCCGGCCTCCATGCGTCCGGCCGTGGCGTCGAGCGAATTGGCCCAGCCTTCCTGCCCATCGGCCTCCTGCTGCTGCCAGCCATCGAACCGGCGCCATTGGCTGTCGGTCCAGCCCGTCCCGCGGTCATAGACAGGCTGAATGCGGGGATCGCCCATGCCGTCATTGGTGTCGCCGGGCCCCGTGTACCGGTTGAAGGGATCCCGCCGTCCGGTGATGGAAGCCTCCTCCCACGGTTTGGGCAGAACGTTTTCCAGGGGGTTGCGGGGCTTCGGCATCGGGATCTCCTGCGGCTGGAAAGGTCGCCGCGCCTCACCGGTCCTCGCGCGCCACGGGGGGAGCGCCGTTCGCGGGAGGTCTCGCCGGCAAGGCGCGGCCCGGCCCGCGCGGCTAGGAGCCGGGGCCGGATCTGACGGGGATTATGGGGGTGTCGATCGCCGCAAGCGGCCGATCATCGACTTTCAGAAAAGGCTCATTGACCCTGCCTGATGTCAATCGCCGTGAAGACAGTTTTTCGCTATTCGCGACCTACTGCGCGGCGTTAGTCGGACCGCCGCCATTGCGCGCCGCGATAAGGCCGTTGAGTCGCGCGGCGACGTCAAACATCGAGGGCGAGGTGAAACCTGTCAGCCACCGGCGCTCCGCGCCGTCCGGTGAAACGGTCGTGAGCCACTGGAACTGAGTCTGAGGGCCCAAAGCAAAGAGCGTGTTTGCTTTCACGCTTGCTACAGATGCGAGATGAACCTCCCGATTCAGGAAGCTCGACCGCCGAAGCAGGTCTCCGTCTAGGACCAGCAGGTTCAGATCGTCTGTGAGATCGGTTCTGATCGCCTTGATGATGTGCAGCACCGCCAGCACGCCGACAATCACCATGGGCCCGGTCAGGAAAATTTAGAATCGCGGGTCGCCTGCCCACCATTGCCTCACGGCAAAGGCCGCCGCGAAAAGGGGCAGCAGATAGCAAGTGATCGAGGGCCAGAACTTGAGCTTCGCCAAGCCGATCGGTCCGTTTTCGGAAGGTGTCTCCATTGCCTTTTCCGCACCCCTGTGAACCCAGGGAACAAATCAGAAACCAACCACTTCGACAACCCAGCCGCGCAACAGCTTGTCAGTACCCCTGGTCACGCGGCCTCTGAGGCCGGAATGGATTGGTCTCGGCGTTCCCCCGATTGAAGGCGTCGACGACCGGGCCGAGCACTTCATCGGTCATCCGGGCGAGCCCGCCGCGCCGCACCCACTTGTAGCCTTGGCCCAGGACACGTCCGCCGGCGTCCCCCGCTTCGCTACCAAGAACATATCCGCCCGCCGCTCCGACGGCGCCCGTGATGGGCCCGCCGACCGTGGCGCCAAATGAAGCGCTGACCGCTTTGGCGATAATCCACCACCAAGCCCTCGAACGGGGGGCCGCCCCTCTGAAAGTTGCGGGCCTCGCCAGGCACATCGTCCGCCGCCGGCGCCCGCGCGGGCGTTCTTGGAGCCATCTCGCTCTCCCAGTTGCTATTAAGAGCAGTGCGTGTGAGCGGGCGGCCGGAGCTCACACTGCCTTCCATCCGCCCCCGTCCGAGATTCTCCGGCGTGAACCCCAAAGGTCCGGCGGATTCGCCGCCGGCGCCTGCTTTCGTGTCGCGAACGGCCGGCTCATGCAGGCGTAACGGGCCTCATCCGCCACGTGGTCCTCGGCGCGAGTGTCGAGGTCTTCGGGCCGGTCAGGGTCATGCCCCAGCACCGGAACGGTGCGGATGAAGTCGCGGCAGGTGTCGAACACGAACAGCATGGGGTGTTCCCCATCGCCGAGAATCCGCGCGCGCATCTGGTCCCAGCCGCCCACGGCCCCTGCCCCGGCCACCCGGGTGTTGTCGGCTTTGCGGAACACCACGCCCGTCCGCGCCATCCGCTCGCCGATCGAAGGCCCGCCGTCGCGATGAAAGATCGAGGGGTCGGCCACGGCATAGGCGATCCGGTCGCCGCCATCGCGTTTCAGAATCCCCTCGGCGACCTGTTCAGCGGTCAGCTTCAGACCCTCGTTGGCCTTGCCGCTTGAGCCGTACCATTCCTTGTATCGCACCAGGGCGCCGCGCGGGATCCGCGTTTCCCCGGCCATGAAGTCATCGCTGGCCACAGCCCACCAGCCGACCGAAAACGGCCGCGCCGAGCCCCAGTCGAAGCTGCGGAATCGCGTCCAGTAATCCGGCAGCGGCATGGTGCGCAGGACATTGCGTGCGCTCCAACCGTCGAAGAACGCGCCCTCGACGATGTTCCAGTCGCCCGCCAGCCAGGCCCGAACCAGTGACGCCGATCCGGACTGCTGCAGCTTGGCCACATAGAGTGGGTCGGCCTTCATCAAGAGGGCGTTGTCGGTCAGCCGCGCGGGAATGAACACCCGCTCCAACCCCATCTCGCCGCCGGTGAAGGGATCGACATAGGATTCTCGCTCCACCCGCCAGGCGCCGTTGTCGATGTAGCGGGCCTTCACCCAGGTGTGGCCCGGTCCGCCGGGATTGCAGGTCGCCCGAAACCCGCACGCGGCGCCGGCCGCGCTCCTCAGGGTGGCCTTCAGCTTGTCGACCGGCCCGGGCGTCGGGAACTGCGTCAGTTCCTCGATATAGACGCGGCTATAGTCCTGGCCCTGATAACGCTCGGCGTCCTCGTCCCGGTCCAGATACCTGAAGCGGATCAAGGCGCCGGACGGAAACACGAAGGTGTTCTTCCCTTCATGCCACTTCGCTCCCGCAGCCGCGTAGATGGCCTTGGCCCGCTCCAGGGTGTTCACCAGATCGGACTGCTTGCGCCGGATGAACAGCCCCTTGGCCGCGGCCTGCCATCTGTCCTGGTGAACGACGAATTCGCCCAGTGACGCATCCGTCTTGCCGCCGCCGCGGGCGCCGCCATAAACCACCTCGAACATGGGGCAATTGACGAAGGCCGTCTGCGGCCCGGGTTGGGGCGCCCACGCTACGTGGACGTTGCGAACATCTTGGTCCATTCGTCCGCCGTTACCGGTTTAGCGCCGTAAACCACCACTTGAGCCGCCGTTGCATTCGCCGGGCTAGCCGCGCCCGAGGAGGGGGCAGCAACGCCACCGCTGGCCTTGCCGTCGGTCCAGTAGCCACAGGCCTTGGCCACGCGCTCGAGCGTTGTGCTGGCGATCGCCAGGTCGCCGGCCGTTACCGCCGCATCGATGATCGCCTCGCCCTTGGTGACGAGCATGCGCAGTGTTCCGCCCGGCGCTCGCGGCGTCGTTCTTGGTAGGGTCATGATGTCCTCGAGTTCTGGGGTTAGGCCCCGGCCCGCTTTAGCCGGATCGCTTCGCGCGCCGCGGCCAGGGCGGCGTCATAGGTCGGGAAACTCTGGGCGCCGGCGGGATCATCCGCGGCGCAGGCTGCCGCCCGGATCGCCGCCGCCGCCGAATTGGCTTCAAAGGAAACTTCGCCCTCGCGCACCTGCAGCGACGTCATCTTCCCGTCCGCGCCGTAACCGGCCTTGGCCAGGGTCTCCATCTTCCGTTCCGCGCAGGAGAACCTCACCCACTCGATACGGAAGGCTTCGTTCTCAACCTGGGCTTCAAATACCGTCAACACGGCGGCCGTCACGATCCTCTCGTCCCGCCGCGCGCTCGCCCGGTCCACGAACAACGCCCAGATATTGCCGCCGTTCTCCAAGGTGCCGAGCGCCAGGAGACGCCGTTCCCGGCCGGGACCGAGCGTCTCCAGGAGTTGGCCAACCGACTGGATCCTGGCCCGCGTGTCGGCCTCCACCTCGGCCGCGTCGGCGAACGTTCGAACACCGTCTGGCGGCCGAACCCCGTTGCAGGCAATGGCGTAAAGCGGCTCGAAAGGCCCCGCGACAGCACGGCTTGGCGCGCTCGCGCCGGACGGTCGCGCTGTCCCGTCCAGAGCGAAGGCCGCGACCACGGTGGCGGTGACCTGCCGGCTGGAACACGCGAACGCCGCCTCGACCTTCACATAGGACGCCCCCTGCGCCACCGGTGTGGTGGGATCGTGAAACACGAATAGCGCCTGGACGGTCGCCTGATCTCCGTTCTCCGCGATCCTGGAGATGTCGACCGCCAGGGTGATGCCGGTGGCGGCCGTGAGATCGGCGCGCTGCAAGACCACGTAGCGTTCGGCCTCCTGCGCCCATCCCGCGGATGCCGTGAAGAAGCCCGCGACCATCGCCGCCAGAAGGGCCAGGAGCTTCAGCCGTCCCGGCTCGGACGCCCGCCGCATTCTTCTGCCGCCCCATCGTGCCAATAGCGCGAATGGCTCATTGAGGCCGATGGAAGTCAAATCCATTTCGCGGCTGAATCAGATTCCCCTTTGCCCTGGCGCGGGGGCGGCCGGACTGGCCGTGGCGCGGCGCGCATACTCCGCCGCGGCCTCCAGGGACTCCAATCCCTCCGCGCCCGTAAGGGCCGCATCGCAACCCGCCTTCAATTGCATATCTCCCAGGGTGCCCGTGCCGGTGGCGCGCATCCACGGCGTCACCGCGATGCCGCCGAACAGCGTCGAGCCGTTCGCCCCGATCGCCTCGGCGTACCGGATCCGCGCTCGCCCGGTGGCGCAGTCGAAGGACACTTGGGTCAGGTCATAGAGCACCTCTACGCCGCCACGATCGACCGGGGGCGTATTGATCAGCACCACCCATCGCACCAGGGCGTCGCCTTCATGTTCAAGATTGGCCATGTCCACGAAGGCCGCCGTCTTCGACCCCGCGCTGTTGGTCATCTGACCCACGAAAACATAGCGGTGCGGCAGCATCGGTGAGGTTCGGTTCTGCACGGCCGACACCACGCCGCGCACGAAGGATACCGCTTCCGCCACGTCGGCGAACGGCTCTGCTTCGCCTTCCGCGTCCGGCCCGTCGCATACCCTGTCCAGCATCCGGCGCCACGGCGTCCCCGCCGCCGCCGGTTTGGGGGCGTCGCCGGTGTCGAACTCGCCGATCTTTATGCCTTCCTCGGAATAGGCCGCGATCTTCGAGGTGACCGTCATGCGGTCTTTGCAGTTCAGACTCTCTTCGCCGATCATGTGGGAGACGCCTCTGGCCTCGCCGTCCTGGCTGTTGGTCATCACCATCAGGATCTTGGCCGTCGCCAGATCTCCAGTCCGCGTGACGCTGCCCAGATCCAGCAGCACGACGCTGCCATTTGGATTGTCCAACGCCGTTGATCCCACGATCATCAGGCCGGCATCCGCCGCCATGGCCTGGGAGCCAGCCAAGGCGCCCGCCGCGCAGGCCACGCCCGCGATCCAGCTTCTCAGAGACAAATCAGACTCCTGTCCCGGCGCGAGCGCCGATCTAGCGGTTCCCGCGGGCCCCCGCGCCCGATTGAGACTTCGCCGTATCACGCTTCGCATCGCTGTTGGGCCGTTCGGCGTTGGCCAAGGCAAATCGCGTCGCGTCCTCGACGCGTGTGAACACATTGCTTTCCCGTGCGCGGCTGGCGCCGTCACAGGCCAGCATCATCTCGGTGTCGTCGGAAGACCCCTCCTCCGGCTCGGTGAACTCTTCACTGGGCTCGCCATCGAAAAGCAGCCGGCCCTGGGAGTCGTAGTTCATCAGCCGCAATACTTTGAAGCTGCGATGAGCGCAGTCGTAGAGCACCCTGTCGAGGCTGTAGGCGATCGGCTCCAGCCCTTGCTTGCCAGAGCTCGGTTGCCAATAGACATAGAGCACCCACGCAGTCAGCTGCCGGCCGGACCGGCGCACGGCCGCCCCTTGATCCACGAAGATCGACGCCGTGCCGTCACCGCTGAATTGCCCATCCGCCAGATAGGTGAAGCGCCAGGCCGGCCGTGCGGGAGGATCCTCCAGCGCCGTGGGCCACGTCGCGCCGGGCAAGGTGATCGCCTGACCGTCCAACACGCGGTCGGCCTCGATGCCGCGTCCGCTTCGCAAGGCCGGCGGGGCGGTTTCGGCGGCCGTTGCGGCCGGTTGCCCACGCACGGCGCTCACCGCTTCGTCGCGACTGGCGAAGCTGGCCAGCGGCCCGACGCCCGCGCCATCCTCGCACACCAGGGAAATGGTCCGCCTCTCCGCTGGACCTGTGGGCAAGGCCGCGTCCGGCGCGGCCCTGGTTTCCAACAACCGCCCACCCGCATCGAACACCTGTCCCGACATCGGTTTCACCGTCCTCTGTCGGCAATCAACCGTCACCGGCCCGGCGGCGTAGGCTCGGTTGCCCTCTCGCATCGAGAAGACCTCCAAAGCGTCGACGCGGGCCTGATCCCCCGTACGCCGCACCGACGCCATGTCGATGAACAGGCGGCGCGCATACTGACCGGGATCGGACACCTCGACGAATGACGCCTCCTCGGCCATCGCTGGAAGCGCGAACAGGCCGATCAATGCCGCCAGGGCGAAAGTGCGTCCGCGCGCCATGAGCTCTCCGCCAGAAGTCCCGGACGACATTGCCCAAGCCTTCGGTCCAGAACAAGGCGCTGCTTAGCCGCGCCCCCTTCGCTCGACCTCGAACAGCAGGGCGCCCTCGCCATCGACATAGAGGGTGGTTTCAAGTCTGCGCGCGGGATTTCGCCGTGACGCCGGCTCGGGCGCGACAGTGGCCGCTGCGGCCGGCGTCGCCGTTCTGGGCCGGCGCGACCGGGCCTCGATCGCATTCAAGCCCGAGATCAGCGCGCCGTGGGCCGCTTCCCACCGCGTCCCAAATCGTCCGGCTGCCCGCTGCACGATCCACTGCGGCCAGGAGTCCCGTACACAGACCAGAAACACCTCTCGTTGTTCGCCCGGCTTCATCAGGGCGTTCAGGGCCTTCCATTCACGAAACGCCGCCGACGCGCGCGCCTCGGCGTCGCCGCGTTCCACCCGATCGAACACCGCGTCGAACGCTGCGGCGACCTCGCTATCAGCCATTTCACGCAGGCCGCGCGGATCGCTCGCCTCTGCAACGGGAGCTTCAGGCAGGCCGAACCCGACATCCCGGTCCGGCGCGCCAAGACGGCTCATTCGGTAGAGACGCGCGTATGTGGTTCCCGCCCGGTGCTGACCTTGGCTGATCCATCCACGCGCCAGCGCCAGGTCCAGGGGGCTGGAGGCGCGGGCGATGTCACCGTCTTGTCCCACCAATGCTCGCCGCTCGGCGATGACCTTCGGATTGGGTCCCGGCGGTCGCAGGCGCCCGCTCTGGTCCCGTTCACCCGTCTGACGCGGTCGGCCCCGCCCCGTCCCCGGTTTCACCACCAGCTTCAT